GGCGGAGTAATCGGATGTTCTTGAGTCATTGTTGAACCTCGTAGTGTGTAGAACTTGCCTGCATTATTTTTCGATTCCAAGCGTCGGAACAGGAAGGCCACCCTCTGTTGGCACATAAATCGTGCGATTACCTTTCTCACTTCCTTCTTGCAATCCTACGATATACAAATACTGCAAATATCGCGGATTGTCTTTAAGTGAATCCCCGATGATTCGATTAGCCTCTGCAACACCTTTAGCGCGTTCGATTTCAGCTTCCGCTTCAAGCGAAGCTGCGTCTTTTTTCGCCTTCGCTTCAAGCACTTTTACTTGGCGCGTGCTTTCTGCCTCCATGAGGGAGGCTTTGCCAGCCAGGGTGCGGTTGTAGACGCCGAGTTGAGGGAGCCCCCAGAGAAC